CCACCGCAACCCCTGAGAAGCCGCCCGCGAGGCGGCTTTTCCATTTTCGGAGCCGCCCGCCATGACGATCCCGTTCAAGAGCACCCCGCAGAACCTGCGCGTCCCCCTTTTCTACGCCGAGGTGGACAACAGCCAGGCCAACACCGCGCAGCAGACGCAGCGCGCGCTGATCATCGGCCAGATCACCAGCGCCGGCACGCTCACGCCGAACGTGCCGCAGATTTCGCAGGGCCCGTCCGAGGCCGCCCAGGTCGCCGGCCAGAACTCGATGCTGGCGCTGATGGTGTCGGCCTACCGCCTGAACGACAGCTTCGGCGAGGTCTGGTACCTGCCGCTGGCCGACGACGGCGCGGCCACCGCGGCGACCGGCTCGATCGCGTTCACCGCGGCCGCCACCGCCAACGGCACCCTGTACCTCTACATCGGCGGCGTGCGCTACGCGCTGCCGGTGAGCACCACGCAGACCACCGACCAGATCGCCACGTCGCTGGCCGCCCTGGTCAACAGCGACAGCGCCTGCCCGGTGGCCGCAACCGCCAGCACCCACACCGTGACCTTCACGGCGGTGAACAAGGGCCCGTGCGGCAACGACATCGACCTGCGCGTCAACTATGGCGGCACGCTCGACGGCGAGGCGCTGCCGGCCGGCCTGACCTTCACCATCACCGCGATGAGCGGCGGCGCGACGGCGCCCAGCCTCACGACCGCCCTGGCCAACCTCGGCTCGCAGACCTTCGACTTCATCGTCTGCCCCTACACCGACAGCACGAGCCTGAACGCGCTGCGCGATTTCCTCGACGACACGACCGGCCGCTGGTCGCCGCTGCAGCAGCTGTATGGCCACGTGTTCGCGGCCAAGGAAGGCACGCTGAGCGCCCTCACCACCTTCGGCACCGCGCGCAACGACCAGCACGCGAGCGTGATGGGCTTCAACGACAGCCCGACGCCCGCCTGGCTGTGGGCCGCCGCCGAGGCGGGCGCTACGGCGGCAAGCGTGCGCGTGGACCCGGCGATGCCTCTGCAGACCCTGATCCTCAAGGGCGTGCTGCCGCCGCCGCTGCAGAGCCGCTTCGCCATGAGCGACCGCAACGCGCTGCTGTACGACGGGATCAGCACCTTCACCGTGACCGACGACGGCTCGGTGGCGATCGAAAACCTGATCACCACCTACCAGAAGAACGGCTTCGGCGCGCCCGACAACAGCTACCTCGAAATCGAGACGCTGTTCACGCTGACGTATGTGTTGCGCGCCATGAAGGGCCGCGTCACCTCGAAGTTCGCCCGCGTGAAGCTGGCCGCCGACGGCACGCGCTACGCGCCGGGCTCGGCCGTGGTCACGCCGTCGGTGATCCGCGCCGAGCTGATCGCCGAGTACCGCGAGCTCGAAAGCGCCGGCCTCGTGCAGAACGGCGATGCGTTCAAGGCCGGGCTGATCGTCGAGCAGAACGCGACGAACCCGAACCGCGTCGACGTTCTCTGGCCCGGGACCTTGATCGACCAGCTGCGCATCTTCGCGGTGCTGGCTCAGTTCCGCCTGATCGCCAGCTGACCGCGCCCGCCCTCTGACCCAAGCCGCCCACCGAGGCGGCTTTTCCTTTTCTGGAGGCCTCGATGGCAATCAATCCCCAGCGCCTGGCAGGCGTAGCGAACATCTACGTGGACGGCGCCAGCTACATGCTGGCCGGCGACCTCGCCTACAGCCCATCCAAGGTCAAGCGCGAGTCGCTGGTCGGCCAGGACTCGGTGCACGGCTTCAGCGAGATGCCGGTGGCCGGCTACATCTCCGGCACCTTCCGCGACGCCGCGTCGCTCACCGTGGCCGACTTCAACGGCATGTCGAACGTCACCGTGGTGTGCACGCTGGCCAACGGCAAGACCGTCACCGGCGTGGGCATGTGGGTGGTCGAGGTGCAGGAAGTGAAGACCCAGGAAGGCACGTTCGAAGTGCGCTTCGAGGGTCCGCTGGTGGAAGAGGTGTGACGTGCAGGACACCATCACCATCACGCTGCCGCAGCCGATCAACGTCGGCTCCGTGCAGTTCACCGAGATCACGCTCACCGAACCCACCATGGGCCAGATGCGCAAGGCCGGCGAAGGCAAAAGCCAGCTCGACCAGCTCGCGCTCCTGATCCAGCACAACGCCAAGGTGCCGGCGCAGGTGGTTGATCAGTTGCCCAAGCGCGTGGTGGACGAGTGTGCGGGTTTTTTCGGCCATTTCACGAGCGCCTCCCCGACGACAGAGGACTGACTCTCGCGCAGGTGGCCAGGTTCTACGGCTGGTCGCCTCGTGAAGCCATGGACCTCCCCGCGGGGGAGTTCCTGTGGTGGGAAGAGCAGGCGATGCGCATGACGGAGCCGACGGATGGCAGCAGCGAATAAGTTCGAGATCCAGATCGTCGCGCTCGACAAGGCCACGCAGGTGTTCCGCAAGGTGAACACCTCGATGACCAACGTCATGCGGCCCGCCACGCGGCTGCAGCGCCAGTTGGGCATGCTGTCGAAGGAGGCACACCTCGACAAGCTCACCAAGGGCTTCTCGCTCGTGTCGCGCGAGGTCTCCAAGGTGGCCGACAGCCTCGGCCTGGCCGCGGGACCGCTTGAAGCCCTTTCCGGGCTCGGCGCGGCAGGCGGTGTCGTCGCCGCGCTGGGTGCCGCAGCGACGGCGGCCGTGGTGGTCACACAGCGATGGGGCGACTCCGGCGCAGCGATCAAGCTCAACTCGGAGCTGATCGGCATCAACGCGCAGAAGCTCCAGGTCTGGGAGCGCGCTGCGAAGCAGGCCGGCATGGCGCAGGGCGAGTTCACGGACATGTTCCGCAACTTCGCCCAGATCGCGCACCAGGGCATCATCGGCGACAACGCGCAGGCCTACCAGATGCTGATGGCGCTGGGCGTGAAGCCGAAGCGCTTGAAGGACGGCTCCTTCGACATGGATGACCTGTTCCGGCAGGTCATGGGTGGGTTGGCGAACTACAAGGACCCGCAGGCGCGCGCGCGCCTCGCGAGCGTGCTCGGCGTGCAAAACGCACTGCCGCTGATCGTCAACGGCAGGAGCGGGCTGGACAAGCTCTACAACGACTCCGCTGCGATGGGCGCCCCGCGGGGCGACAACGATCTGACGAACGCCACGGCATATCGCCAGTCGCGCGAGCGCCTGGGGACGGTACTCGGCACGAAGTGGGACCGGCTGGGCGGCCTGATCGGTCCCGGTGCCGCGCGCGCGATGGACAGCATCAGCGACATGCTGGAAGGCAAAGACGGGGGCTCGGGTGCCCTGTACACCTACCTGCAGAGCGGTGCGTGGGGCGCGGACTTCGCCAGCGGCATGCTCGGCGCCGGCGGCGTCGATAGTGCGGGCTCCGCCCCCCGCTTCCCGGTGAAGCGCAACAACCCGGGCAACCTGATGAACCCGGGCGGCAATGGCTTTCAGAGCTTCCCCACTTCAGGCGACGGGCTGCTGGCGATGCGCAATCAGTTGCTGCGCTACCAGGATGTGTTCGGCCTGAACACCGTTCGGGGAATCGTTGGGCGCTATGCAAGCGGTTCATACCCAGGCAACAGCCCAGCGACGGAAGCGGGCTACATCGCCGACCTGGTGCAGCGCACCGGTTTCGGCGCTGACCAGGCGCTGGACCTGCACGACCCCGCGACGCTCAGCGCGTTGATGGCCGCCATGGTCCGACACGAACAGGGCGGGCGGCAGCCGTTCGGCGCGGGCGACTACCAGGCGGCGGCCACCGGCCAGCGCGTGAAGGTCGACGTGACCTTCAGCAACGCGCCGCCGGGCACCACGGCGCGCATCTCCGAAGAGGCGGGGGGCCTGGGCGGCCACCTGCGCATCAGCCACGTGACGCCGGGCGCACCATGAGCAATCCGAAAATGCCCAGCGGCGCCTTCTGGTCGCAGCTGAAGCCAGCCAGCTATCGCGGGGTGAGCTTCGGCGTGATGAACGGGAACGCGCGCTTCGGTCGCCGCAATGCGCTGCACGAATACCCATTCCGCGACACGCCCTGGGTCGAGGACCTTGGCCGCCAGTCGC